GGACTACCAGCGACGGTGGACAGCGGACATGATCAGACTCGGAGAGATCCCCGATCCAACTGTTCCTCGTCGCTGATCACGCCACCCTCGATCCGCTGGAACAGCTGGGCGATCGACTCGAGGTCCTTGGCCATGATCGCCTGCAGGATCAGCGTCGCTGCGGTGTGGTCCAGGATGTCAGGGCTGTCCTTCCAGATCGTCTGCACCGTGCCGAACCGCTGGTGCCACATCCACAGCAGTCGGGTGTCCAGGCTGGAGCGGTGGTCCTCGGGGACGCGGCCCCGGAACTTCCGATGGATGGGAACGATCTCAGCCGCAGCCATAGTAGGGGCACCCGTCTGATAGGAAGAGGACGGTCACGAAGAAGTACACGACCATGAAGATGACAGCACACAGGACGCCCGCTGCCAGGAAGCCACCGGCTCCGAGGAAGATCTTGTCGACGAACCTACTCAGGCGCTCCACTCAGCTCACCTCCGGTCAGGTCGACGAACTCCACCTCGGACGTGTTGCGGGTGGCAGGGTGTGAACCGGCCCGTCGCTTGCCGACCAGTCGCTCGAGGATCATCTTCCTCGCCTTGTTCGCCCTGGTCATGCTCCCTCTCTGGGATGCGTCTGGGCGATTGGCGATGTCAAACAGGGTGCGGCACACCAACTCGTGCACGGGCTTCTGAATGATCTCGTCATCGAGCATGGCCGGGTAGTCGGCCACCTGCTGCAGCGCCTGCTTGATGGTGACGCCCTTCATCGTGCCCACGCCCCTGACCAGTCGTCGGTGTAGTCGACCGAGGAACTGTTCGCCCCTCCGGTCTGCTCAAAAAAACTTCCTCCGAAGAAGTCCAGCTCCTTCGTGGCCTGCACCATGTAGCGCAGTGCGTCCATCTGGTGACTGTACTTGTCGTGCAGCGGCTTGCCCGACCACTCCTGGAGCTTCTGGTTGAACTCGTACTTGTAGTTCTCCAGGCACTCCAGCAGCCAGTCGCAGTTCTCCTTGTGGATGATCATGTTGTACAGCGCCATCCGCACCTGCTGGATGTCGGTGATCAGGTCGTAGTCGTGAGCCCTGGACCCAGGGATCTTCCACACCTTGTTGCTCTTGGCGAGCACGGCGACGTTGGCGAACTTGGTCCGCATCATGTCGGCCGGCGTGGTGTTCACCGCCTTCTCGTGGTGGTCCCCGTCCCACGGCAGGATCATCCAGGCGACACGGTTGAACCAGGACTTCTCGCGCAGCAGGTCCACGTACTCGGGCACCGCCCGCCCGTGCCCCTCACCACAGTCGTAGATCCAGTGCTGACCGTTGATCCACTGGAAGGCGATCCACGACGTGGCGTCGGAGTGCAGCCCTGAGGCACCGATGTCGAACACCACGAAGATCGGGTGCGCGGTGTTGATGTTGAACACCAGGTCGCGCTTCTCCTCGACCAGCTTCATGTACGCCTCGCCGTACACGGCGGCAGCGTCCATCTCCTCGAAGGAGCAGTAGTACTCCTGCTCGAACATCCGGTCGTTGCCGAACCGCTTGAGGTAGGTGTCCCTGATCCGCTCGAGCTCGATCTGGGTCAGCACCGGAGCGAGGCCCTCACGGACCATCTGCTCGTTCAGGTCGTCGATGGTACGGATGATGACCTGCGCCTCGGGGTTCCCCTTGACGGACTCCATCAGCTGCCACAGCGGGTTCTTCCGCTTCCCACGTGGAGTGCTCACCGCCATCAGGCGCTTGTTCTCAGCCCGGTTCTCGAGGATGGGCCACATCCGGGGGACCGGGTCCTCCTTGTGGAACAGGGCGAGCTCGGTGATGGTGTAGTCCTGGAAGGACGTACCGACACCGGCCTTGTCCTGGCCCGACTGGAAGTACCCCTGCAGCTTGAGACGGCTGTGGTTGCGGAAGCGACCCTCCATCACGGTGTCCTTCCAGTCCACCTGGTCCGAGGGCACGTTGTCCTTCAGCCCTCGCACGTAGTCACCGGAGGCCGGGTCGATGTACGTCTTGTCCCAGAGGATGTCTCGGACCATCGGGTTGTTCAGGGAGATGTAGACGCCCGTGGTCTTCGGGGTCTTGAGCCGCGCCTCGCACTGCTCCATGCTGGCGGCCACGTCCTTCCCGCTCTGACGGGGAAGCACCGCGATCCCGTACCGCTTCTCCCGCCACATGCGGTGAAGCTCTTGCTGGTAGGGACGAGGGCGGTAGTAGACAGGGAACGTGGCCACCAGCAGGTCCTAGCGGAACCGGCTGAAGATGAAGACGATCAGTGCGATCGCCGCCAGCACCAGCACCACGGTCCACAGGTCGATGGATGCATCTCCTGCTGCGAGTGTGTTCATGGTGCCTCCTCTCTGAGTACCAGCACGGTACCCAGTATCAGATCCTCAGGTTGGGCAGGCCGATGGTCCCGAACAGGGTGGAGAAGTCCTCCTTGTTCGAGGAGTCACCCGCCTTCGAGGCGATGCCAGCCTGCGGGGGATCGGCAGGAACGGCCTGCTTCTCCCCCGCAGGTCCCTTTGCACTGGCTGCGGGGGCTGCCGTTGCCGCGGTCGCGGCTCGGTCAGCAGCCAGCTGGGTCCTGAGCTGGTTGATGAGCGGCTGCACCGGGATGGTGTACCCGTGCAGCTTGCCCTCAACCTTCACCTCGTAGGGCTGAGCCGTCTTGGCGAAGGCATCAGCGAGATCCTTGTCGAAGCCCTTGGTACCGGGCACCAGGTCGGCGTTGTTCTGGAACAGCTCGATCGACTGGTGCAGCGTGTCGAGGTAGCCGGACGAGTCCTCGATCGCACGGTCCCGGCGGTCGGCCACCTCCTGGGCCAGCAGGGTGCGCGCGGCGTCCTGCCACTCCTTGGCGTCCTGGCTGTCGCGCAGCACCTCCATCCCCTCGCCCTGCAGCGACTGGACCTCGGTCCCCACCAGGAGGCGTGGGTGCTTCTGGATCGCCTCGATGTACTTGGGGAACTCCGCCTGGATCTCGGACATGGCGGTGCGCTCGAACGCATCCTTGACCCTGGTCTCGATCCCGAGGGAGACCTTGCCGAACTGCTCGCTCAGGTCTCCTGCGACGGGGGTCGACCGGGTGTCAGGCGGAACGACTGGGGCTGTGGCGACAGGAGCAGCTGCGGGTTCTCCCGCCACGACTGGCTCTCCGCCATCTCCTGCTGTCGGTGTAGCAGGGTCTGCTCCTGGATCAGCAGCTCCTTCACCAGCAGGTGCTGGCTGTCCACCCTCCGCATCAGGAGGATCAGCAGTCTCTCCGCTCGCAGCCTCCGGCGGATCGTCTGCCTCAGGCGCCAGCGCGTCCATGAGCGCCGAGAACGCAGCATCGTCCTGTGGCGGAAGCTCGACAACCTCGGAGCCCTGGGCGTCCGTGGTGACCTCGGCTGTCTGCTCACTCACTTTGCCTCCTTCAGCGTGGTGAGGGTCTTGGCCAGCTCCGCCTGGTCGTCCTCGGTGAACTCGAAGTTGATCTTGTCGAGGTACGCCACGATGCCGACATCGGCGAAGAACATCTCGTGGATCTTGGAGAGCGCACCGATCTTGGCACCGGCCAACGGGTCGGTGCAGTCCCATGCCAGCTCGTGCATCAGGAACGTGGCCTGCCACTGGGTCAGCAGCACCTTGTAGTGCACGCTGTTGTGCTCCACGTCCTCGGCGGCTGTGGAGTACGTGAGACAGTTCTCGTCGGTCTCGATCTCGTCGACGAGGATCTGGTACAGCTCCTCGATGAGGTCGTAGTACAGGTCGCGGAAGTCGTTCATCTGCGCGTACGTGACCTCCTTGAAGGTGTTCACGATCAGGCTGCCCCACTGCGGGGTCACCGCCTTGGTCCGCTCCTCCTTCGCAGGCTTCAGCACCTCACGCCAGGACTCGAGGATCGTGTGGTACGGGGCCTCCTCCTCGGGCTGCTTGAACTCGAAGAGCTGGGCGTCCGGCCCCTCGATGGTCTCGGTGACCGTGGTCTCGGGGTTCGCCTCGGCGTGCTCCTCGGTCACGAACTCCCCAGTTCCTGCGTCCCTGCTGACCTTCTTGGTCACGATGCTGACTCCTTGTCGGTGATGAAGTTGAAGCGGGGCTGGTCGATCAGCCCCACGCGGTACTTGGTGACCACCACGAAGTGGTCGCTGTGCATGAACAGATCCTTGTCGTCGAGCACCAGGGCGTTCTTGCACTTCACCCGGCCGTCCTTGTTGACCGTGGCGACCACGTCGATGTTGCCGTGCCCGGTGTTCGGGTGGTGCTTGGTCTCGTCCCAGCACGTGGTGAGCGGCTTGCCGTAGAACACGTCGTTGGTCCGGTCGACCAGGTTGGTGTCGGCCGAGACGAACGAGATCCCGGTGCCCTGGGAGTGCAGGATGGCCGCATCCCCCAGCGCGTGGGCCAGCCGCTTGTTCTCCTTCACGTGGTTCACCGGGTCACCGGGCTCGTCGATCTGCGCCTGACCAGGGAAGCGGCCCATCGTCAGGTAGTGGCTGGTGAGCGCGGCCATGTGACCCAGACTCGGGTGGTCCCACCACATCTGCGTCACGCCCTTGGCTGCGTAGTGGTGCGGGTCGCCAGCCTTGCTCCCCCGAGGGATGACCTCCTGGTAGCTCGCGCCCCAGCCGGAGCCGGTGAGGCTCTTGCGTGCAGCGACCCACCCGTCGGTGTTGCCAGGGGTGTAGACGGTGAAGCCGCAGTCCTCGAGCACGCTCTTGATCAGCGCCTTGCGGTCCCGGTCACCGGACTCGGTGCCCAGCAGGATGTGCGGCTTGAGATGGGCGAGACGCTCGAGATCGCGCTGCGCCTGCTTCGAGTTGTCGCTGAACTGCAGCGAGGCGTGGACGATGCGGAGATCCTTGAACGGCATCTTGGCCATCAGCGTCGCTCCTGCGCCAGGGCCAGCTGGCGGGCCTCGGTCTGCACCGCCCGGATCACCGTTCGCATGTCGTAGCACAGGATGTTCTCGACGTAGATCCGCTTGACCTCGGCCGGCACCAGCTCGGCGCCGCCGTAGTACGCCTGGATCTCGTAGAGGTCGAAGCCACGGTTCTCGTTGTAGACGTGGACCTTCCACGGGTAGCGCGGGTCCTTGTAGATCCCGACCTGGAACGAGGGGAGTGTGACCTTCACCTCGGACTGCTGAGGCGCTCCGTCACCAGCGACCTCGAACGTCTCGGTGTACTCGCCCCGCTCGCCGGTCTTGATGGTCACCTGCTTGGTTCCGGTGTCGGTGTAGCGCAGGACCCGTCGGCCACGGGGCTTGGGGTACGCGGGCTTCCGCACCTCCTCCTGGAACCAGACCAGGCCCTCGTCGTCGACACGGATCGGGTCGTCGGGATCCTTGGTGTTGGTCCGCTGCCCCGCCATCTCGTTGGGATCCTTGGGTCCGCGAGGGATCTGGATGCGTGGGCCACTGGCCGGAGCAGGTGGGCCGGACATACCGACCTGCTCCGGCGTGGCCTCGACCGGCGCGGCCGGGAGATCTGGTCGCTCGAGCCGGAGCTCGTCGTAAGCCGCCTTCAGCTCATCCACGGTGTACTCGCGGTAGTGCTTGGGGAAGGTGGCGCCTTCCGCCTTCAAGGCCCGGTAGTAGAGGCCCTTGCTCTGCTGGCTCATGTTCTGTCCTAGGTAGGCTTGGGGAGCGATTGGGAGAACCGTAGCACCCACATCAGAGAAATCGGATGGAGCGGCCCAGGGCGTGTTGTGTAGTCACCCTCAGGGTGTAGTCACCCCCTGTAGTCACCCCCTGCTGACTACGTGTTTGCCCAGGTCAGACCCCGTTTGAGGCACTTGTAGTCACCCCTGTGCCCCAAAACTTTCT